AGTACCCACTTGTGAGTCTTACTACCATCAAGTGTACCAGTAAATCCAAACCTATACTTAGCATTATGCAACTTAGTCATAATGCCAGTCAAGGATTTACTTTTAAAAAGGTGTGCTTCATCACCTATAACACAATCAATATCATCAAAGTATCTTTTAGGGAATTTGTAAATTGATTGCCACGTAGATATGATAATATTCTTATCAGTATTTTTATCCTTACCGCCATATATCTTATGAACAAAGTCCTCAGCACTCCATCCGTAATCAACGAAGTCGTTGACCATCTGCTCCACAAGGGATGTAGTTGGGACGATTATAAGTATCTTCTTGTTGGTGGCGCAATAGTATCTGACGAGGGAATAGATCATAAGAGACTTCCCAGATCCCGTTGGACTAAGAAGTAATTTCCTATTATTTTTTATAGCTTGATAAACAGCATGATATTGATATGCACGTGGAGAAATTCCAGACCTAGTAATCTTGTCCATGAAATGTTTGATACCAGCAGGCGAAACAAAATCATTTGATTCTGAAACTTCTCCATACCATTCATTCTTTTCATACTCAATAGTATATCTACGTTCATGAGCCCACAACTGTAGTTGATGCATCAACCCATGATATAATTCTCCAGTTCCAGGAGAGTATAAACGAATCGTTCCATCCCAGTACTTATATCTGGGATTTCTTTTTAGGAACTTAGCTTCTGGAACTTCAAATGTAAAGTAATCTGCTAGCTCATGATGTACATGTTGCTCAGGAGATTCAATTGTAATATATACTTCATTCTTTTTCTTGACTATTAAGTTAGACATAAGCGGGACCAAAGAACCAAGCAACAATAGATTTTCTTACACCAGAATTAACTGGACGAACTCTATGCCACACATCAGACTGAAAAAATATTGCAGATCCTATTGGTAATTTAAATGATTCATATCTAGGATCAATTTCTGGTTTGTATATGTCTAAATCAAATTCTCCTCCTTTATAATCATCACTCAAGGAGAGAGACATAGTTATTTTTCTAACAGATCCATTGTTAGGTTGTCTATGTTGATCTACATGCCAATCATAAAAACTACCTTCTCTATATGATCCAAACTGAACAGGTTCTACACCAGTAATATTTAAATCCCACTGAGCAGATTTATTGATCTGTTTTACCATACGCAAAAGCATAGATAAAAAATTTGGATCCTTTATCCAAGCAACATCAGTTTGCCTTTTTACACCAACCTTTTGATTATATAATTGTCCTGTATTCCATTGCAAATCAGTATTTACAATTGCACTGTTGACAGTACGCATTGAAGATTGATTGAATGAAACTACTTTATACGGAAGACCATATTTCATTACTGTCCATTAACAAATTTCTCCCACTCAATAGCACTCTTGACTTGGAACCCTCTATTTGATATTTGTTTCATTACCTGATCTAACCAATAAAGCATTTGATCTAGGTATTTAATTTTCGCTTCTAGGTTTATGATATCATCATCTGATTCAACATAAACTTTCATCTTGTCTTGAGTTGAGATCCTACCACCAAAAGGTTTTTCAGCATAGACCTTTGCATCAGCCTCGCCTCCATAGTACTCACGCTTATCTCTAACAAGTTTGCGAATTTCAAATTCAAGTGAGGTTTTAATCTGAGAAATATCAGTGTAGTGGTTTAAGTATTTATTATGGCAGAAGGGGATGTCTAATGCGACCTGAGCTAGATCAGCACTGTATTGTTTGTTCTTAAACTGGAAATCTACATGACTATCTTCAGTCCATTCTTCTCTCAGTTTTTCAAATTTATTACGAAGGGTTTCAAAATTCATAAAGGTTGTAAATTCTCATTGCAAATAGTGTATTTCTCATACTTAAACGTTACGTCCGCAAGTAGATACTCAACATCTCCTACTGTAGCATCAAATGGTATTCCTGACAAACTCACAGGAAACATATTTTTAAATTCTATTATGTGATTTGTATTATGATGTGATGTTAAAATAAAAAGTCTTGCATTGGAATACTCATCTGTACCAGACGATCTCCCATTTGCCAATCCAAATTCAGTAATCCAATCATGTACTGTACGGTAATTAATTAATTCTTCATCAATAATAAACCGAACATTTAAATCTCCATAACTAACCCCGCCACTTGGAGCAATTGCTACACCTCTATATGGTGTAGGAACTTCAACAAATGGCATTGAAATATCTGGAATACTTGCTGTCTGGCAGAAAAAATCCACCCCGTTAAAAATTTCAAGATCCAGTTTAAAACCAACTGGAGATAAAAAATTTCTATTTGTCGGTTGTTCACTCAACCATTCAGCTGCCATGTCAACTTCCCAAGCTATTGCTATTTATCTTTATATTGGTCGGGTGCTCCATTACCCCACTGTATTTGATACTCCTCATCCGAAATTTCTACCTTCTTTTTTCTTAACGCATGGTAAGATACCACAGCAACAGTAATTGTTGTGGCTATCGTAGGAGTCGCATAAAATAATATTTTTTGAATCATTCTACTCAGTAGCGATATTCTTCTAGAATATCCAATACATTATTTAGTGCTTGTTGAGCTGCCAATCTTTCATCATCTTTCCACTTGGGATACCACTGCTTTTCATGAATACCATGTTTAATCTTCATCAACTTAGCTGTCATATCAACTTTATTTATTCTACCAGTCATACAATAGCCTCAGATCTAAACCTATATTATAACACTATTTAATCATAAAAAAAGGGAACCCGTAGGTTCCCTTTGATTGATATTGTGAATTGATCACATAAGGTTTTGAACCAAAACACGACGGTAGTACTGGTTACGTGAAGCAGTAAGAGCTTCAGCATCAGGAGCACCATCAGACTTTACAACAAATGGGTTAGCGACCATGCCGTAGCGGGTCTTAAATCCAATCTTGGGCTGGAAGGTGTCAGGACCAATTGCACGAACCATCTGGAGAGGAACGTAAGGGCAATAGAACAGTCCAGCGTCATAAGGTGAAGTACCTTTGTAACCAACAACGTAGTAGTGTGAGTTAGCAAGGTTAGCAGAATAAGGATCAACGTAGACCTTAATACGACCATTCATGGTGCCGACTAGAAGGTTACCCGTATCATCAACTTCACCGATGGAAGGACCACCAGCACCAGTTAGACCTGAGGTATAGTCAAGCGTACCAGACATAGCAAGAGCAGAAGCGACATCAGCAGAAGTGATGATGAAGTTGCCCTTTCCACGACGAGTTTGCTGCGCGATAGCGTTAGCATCTCTTTCAATTTGGAACATAAGTCCCTTGAATTTTTCAACCGACCATCTGCCGTTTGAGTCAACGTCTAGGTCAAAACGACCAGCGTTAGCAACGTTGTTCTGAGCACCAGGCTTAGCGATGGTGTATACAGTACGAACAACTTCACGGTTGATTTCTGCAAGAATTTCGCTAGACAGAATGTTAGCAAGTTCTTGCTCGGCATCTAAACCGTGAATTGCTTTCAAGTCTTGGGCGAGTTCTAGTGTGTATTCTGCTTTGAGAGCTCTTGACTTAGCAGTCACAGAAGTCTTCTCAATGCTGAATGACATCTCGCGGAATAGCTTGCTGCTTTCTCCTAATGCTTCAGCGTCTTCACGAGCCATTGGTGTTACACCACGCTCATATGTTCCAGCAGGGGAATCGTTGAGGAGACCCGGGTTTGAACCTTCTGTTACATCGTCAGAATCGTAGTCATTAGCAGTAGCATCAAATCCAGCAGAGTAGTTGGAGTCAGGCTCATTGAACAGAGCTTCGTCTCCATCACGTCCTTCGTAATGACTCTTCATTGCGAAGATAAGTCCTGTAGGACCAGACATAGGCTGGACACCACAGATATCGTATGCTACGAGGTTAGGCATAGCACGACGAATCAAACTAATCATCACAGGATCAAATCCAGCAAGACCACCAGTTTGGGTAGTCAGACCTGAACCTGAAAGTGCGTTAGTACCGATAGCACCAGCAGAGTTACCTGCTGATCCACCAGCTTCGTTAAGCATACCGCGCTCTTCGCGCATAAATCTTTCTTGGTTTTCTAACAGAACAGCGGTAACACTCTTTCTATAGTTGTCAGTGATGGGCGCAGTGCCTTCATGACCTAGAACAGGTGCCCACTTCTCTGTCAGAGCTTGTGCGTTAAACATTTGTTTAATCTCTCTTTTTGAAAAGTAAGTAATTGATTATCTATTTCCAGCGAGCAAGTGCAGCAGCATACATATCCATTTGGGGATTTGTATTTGGTGCTTCTACTCCTTCTACTGGAGTTTCGTCAGCAACTTCTGAAGTTGCAGATGTAACTTTTTTCTCTGAGAAGTATGCTTCCTTAAAGGTTGATACCTTTTTGGTGAAGTCTTCTTCAGAAATATAGTCTACACTTTCAGCAAGTTTGCTGAGTTTGTCCTTCTGAGTATCTGCCAATCCTTCCGACACAGTGGCCAGAATATTTAATTTTGCAGTCTCGTTAAGACGAGTTTGTAATTTCACATTAGCTTTGACCTGTTCGTCAAGGCGCTCTTCCATTTCACGAATAGATGTGGCCATACCTTCTACCACCTCAACTTTATCGTCGGGGATAGAAATGTAGTGCTCTTCAAAGAGATTCTTCAGACCTGCAATGAAGTCTTCAGTAATCTCATTTCTAATTCCACGATCAACGGCAATTTGATTCTCTTCTAACCATTGAGTCACGGCGTAGTTCACTGTGCCATTAACATCTTCGGAAAGATCTGCTTTCGCAATTTCAATCTTTTCTAGAGTTTCTTTGGCAAAGTGTTCTACAAGCTTGTCATACTCTTCAGAAATTTTTGCTTTGACAGCAGCTTCAAAAATTGTTTTTGCTTTCTCGGCAAACTCTTCAGAGAGTTCTGTTCCCTCAAGGAGGGCTTTTACGTCGTCAGATACATCCACAGATTCAAAGGAAGGTTTGATTGGATACTGTACATCTGGACCTGCAGAAGTTCCGTATGCAATACCTGCTTCAAGTTTGTTAGCACCAGCTTCATCGCCAGGCTTACCTGAAGTTGAAGCTTCGCTGGAGTCTTGTCCAACAGGAGCTGCTGCCTTAGCACCAGGATTATCCTCACCTTCTTCCTTATTGGAATGGAGAGGTTCTGACTGGGATCCACCCAAATCAGTTACTGATTGTCCATTTGCTACAGAAGGTGGAACAGTTGGCGAAGAACCTGATGGTTCATCCTTTGCTCCACTTTTTTGTTGCGGATCACCCGAAACTGATGGAGAATCGGAACCAGTACCCGGAATTACAGTTGCAGTAACTGTAGGCATAGGATCTTGTCCACCTTCCAGAAGAGTCTTTTGCTCACCCAGAAACTTCTCAAACTTTTCGTTTAACATATCTGACATTTTCAATCCTTCCGTAAATCTTGTGATATCTATTGTTTATTTATTAAATTATAACCCCGCAAGGAAGTTGTTGAACACCTTAAGTGTTCTCTCCTCTAGGTTATGGCGCGTAGATTCGCTAACGTAACGTTGGTATTTAGCAACCTCAGTTTCCCTAAGAATGCCATTATTCCAAACCCATTCTTTACCTTCCATGATTCCGTTAACGAAAGCATCTGGTGCAGATGGATCTGACACGATATCTGCTGCAGTTGCTAGCATAAAATCGTCCATAACATACGCGGTATTTTCCCGCTTATCAATACTTCCCATTCCGCGTGAAGATACGCCAAGTTGTACTCCTTCATCAAGAAGATTCTTAGCAATCTTACCCATTGGGGTATCTAAGATTTGTGCCTTTCCAATGAAGTTATTACCTTCTGCCCGAAGCTCGGTAATTCTGTGGGAGACTCTATCTAAATTGACAGTAGGACCGTCAGGATGACCAAGTTCACCAAGAGCACGTGATGTTTTAATGTACTCTTCATTGTAACGATTAACTTCTTTCTCTAGAATGCTAAATGGATAAACACGACCATTTCTATTCTTCAATTCGGATTGAAGAAAGACGCCCTCAATATACATTTTTTTGTTATCACCTTTACCTTCGGTGATAACCTGCACATTTTCAATTGTTTCCGTTATCAGTTTCATTAGTTCCCGTTTCAACTGGTTCGTCAAAATATGTTTTAGCGACACCTTTTTTATAATCTGCAATAACGTCACCGCTTTTTGCAAATAGTAAATCTTGTATTGCATCAATTGCTTTGGATCTATCGTTATCTGCAATAGCAGATACAATATTCAAAACTTCCGCTTCAGGATTACTTGGTGTGTGTTCCTGATTTATAGTATTTTCCATAATGTTATTTATTTATTTATTACTACTGCTAGGTTTGGGTTGCGCTTTTGCTAATTCTATCTGTTTTTTGTGAGCATCATCAGCAAATGCTTGATCTAATTGTGCTTGATCATCTTGCTGCTGACCCTGAATTTCAGGAGCATATGCTTGATTCATACGATCCATAGTATCTAACTGAGTTACATTAACTGGATCAATTGCAAGACCCTGATCAATCTCCCTCTTCATTTGCTTATCAATTTCTTTAAATACTTTTTCGTCTTGCTGAAGAATATCGCGACGAATATGTTCAATAGAGAAATACTTACCAACAAAAACATCCATTTGAGTTGCGAGATTAATTCTTGCCATCATCAACTCTTGCTCTTTCAATTCGTTGAAATGATTATCAAAGAGGAAGTCGTATTGGATATGCTCCTTCATGTCATCCCAATCTTCAGGAGAAATAACCCCTTTAAGAATTAATTGGGTTTTGAGAAGATCGTGGAATAATTCTCCAAATCTTTTACGTAATCTTCCGATAAATTTGGTGAACTTAAGTTCATCTCTAAGGACTTCAGTTGTTTTACCAAGATTAAATCCTTTGTTATCGTCGGTAAGTCTTGAAGGGGGAAGATTGAGAGAATTATAAAGCTTCTTCTTAAAATACTCAACATCTTTGAGTTCTCCTAAGTTCTGTCCACCCGGCAAGGTGGTGATCTCAGTTCCACGACCACCCTCTCTACGAGGTAACCAGAAATCCTCAAGCATACTCATGTGCTTTTTGTCATCACGAATCTCACCAGTAGATGCATCGTAAACTAACTTGTTACGATAACGAGCCATGACATCACGTAAATATTGCTCCGCTTTTACTTTTGGTAGATTACCTACATCAATGTAGAATATTCTACGCTCAGGAGCACGTGATAATCTGTATATGACAAGAGCATCTTCAATCATTCTTAATTGATTAAGTGACTTAATTCCTTTATGGAGGAAACTTAGGTGCATTCTTTTATTTAAGTCTTGCACACCACTTGTACAAGTAGCTATAGAATCTGCCGCCATCTTAATTCCTTGAGAATTAGACATATCACCGATAGGACCAAGAGCTCCTCCTCTCAGATACCCTTTAGGATTATACAAATAATAGTCAACATACTGACCCCATTCATACTCTAAAGCAGTACCTTTTAATGCTCTATTTACTCTAGGGTCATCCGCGCCCTTACTGAGTTTTTGTCTTACCTTACGAATCTTAAGTGCATCAATATACCGCAATTCAAGAATGCCTTGCTTTGGATTATCTAAATCAATAACTTTATGATAGAAAATCCTACCGTCAATATACCAATTACGAATAATTTCATGAGCACGATTATCAAAGTTCAGCATAACTTTGAGATTATCAAACTCATCTCTAATTTTTTTCTTAATCCCTGCACTAACTTCTAAATTATTTAAGTCAACTTCAACACAACTATCACTAGCATCACTAACAACAAATTCATTTACAATTTCATCTACAGCAGAATCTACTTCAGGATGTAAAGACATATCTCTATATCTACGAACAAGTTCAAACTCATTCCTTGCAGTAGCGTCTGTATCTACATATGTTCCAAAATAACCGCCTGCTGCTATTGAGACTGGCTCATCAGCAGAAGGAGGGACAGGAGATTGACCCTCCTGCCCCTTCTTACGATTAATTTGAAAGCCAAATAACTGACTCATGATTATCTATTCAACTGTACGCTTCCCTGTTATTTATGGGATCGCGATAGCTGCCTTTCCAGCAGTATCAACAGTCCAATAAGAATATTGGAACTCAACAGTAAATTCTTCAATCTGATCATTACTATCATAAGCAAGATCAATTGCTGAAGTACTAGTTGGGAAAGCATACCATAATCTATATTGGCGTACTTCATTTCCGCCTTCAGATTCATCCTTCTCTAATTGTTTAATGTAAACATTTCTACCGTATGTGGTAGGATCAATAATATCAGCAGTATTTGCTTGATGAGTATTAATCTTTTTCATCCAGTCTTCAAAATATGCACGAATCTTCATCTCTTTATCATTGATGAATGTTGCAGACCAGTTATCAAATGTTCTGTCTCCAGCAATTTTAACTGTTCTTCCTCTGAATGGAACTTCAATTACACCAACGTTAGAAGCTGGTAGAGCAGCAGACTTACACATGTAAGATGCTAGTTGTTGTTTGTTCCCAGATGTTCCTTCACCAGGAAATGTAATGTCCACTTGGAACATATTGGGTCTTACACCCTGTTTTACCTGTGATAGAAATCCTGAGACGCTGCTAGTGATTGCCATTTTTCTAAGTTACTCCTTTTTAGTATTTAACGAAAAAATTTATATCAGCGTCCAACGACTTCGCTGAACGAAACTCCAGTTCTAGTAGCAGTAAATGTTACTGTTACGTAATTAATGGAGCGAGCAGGCTTAATAAAGAGTTCTGCAACAAATTCGTTGCGATCAATTACCTCTGCAGTGTTGTTTGTATCATCGCAAACAACTAAGAAATCTGTGATTCCTTGCTGTGCTTGAATACTATCTAGATAAGAACCAATTGCTGAGTTAAACGCAGAGCGTGTAACTTCATCATTGAGTTCAAAAAGAACACTCTTAGCAAGACCTTCAACCCTCTTCTCAACATTGAGGAAGAGACGACGAACGTTAATTCTATCAAACGCTGAAGGTGAAGCAAGAGCAGTCTTATCACCAAACAGAACAGCACCACTACCAGGGAATGTAACAATTGGGTTAATTCTATTCTGATACAATTCGTCTCTATCTGCCTTACTAGGATTGTATGCAAGTTTAATTACATTACGAACTCCACCGCGGGATAATCCAGCAGGTGAGATCCAATCCGCCACAGTAGATGAAGTGTTTACACACAATCCAGCAACGTCACCATTGCATGGGATGTAACGATACTTATCATTGAAACGATCATACATGTACTTATATCCACTATCAAGAACAGCGAATGAAGTAGACGTGAATGAGTTAAAGAAGTTAATTGTATTAGATCTTTGATCTGCAATACTCAATGCATTTCCACCAACCCCTACTTGGTTTCCTTTGTGAGGAGAAGCGAAAGCGAGACAATCTTTACGTGCAGCTGCAATAGCAACTACTTTTTGTGCTTTAGTCTTGGTGTCTGCTTCTGCTGCCATTGATCCGCCCATCAAAACAAAATCAACTTCTGTTTCTTCTGTGTCTAGGAATAGATCATATGCAGCACTCACTTCTCCAGGAGTATAAGTATAGTCATCAGTACCACCACTTAGATCAGAAACGTTTGAAGCGGTAAGGAGAAAATTATCACCTGAACTTAAAGTAGATGACTCGGAACCAATAGCAACACCACCACCAGCATTAGTGGGTTCAACAAGACCTGTTAGATCACCACCATTAAAGATGTAATTTGATTCTACATTAATAATATCTTTAAAGTAAGTAGCAGAACCTTCTGCATTCCTACCATCAGAAAGTTTAGAGAGATATATGAGTCTTTCTAAAACTGTTCCTGCAGCTCCAGAAACATCTCCAGTAACGTCAATAACTCCAACGTGTACTTCGTCATGAGAAATACCTCTTTCGGTAGCATATGCTGAAGTACCAGGACGTGGACCAATTGATGATAGTTTTAAAGAAGTTCCAGTAATAGTTGTATTAGTGAACCAATCTTTTACTGAAGTAATAGCAATGTTATCATCTGTTACTGCGTTGATTGTTAATGTCAAATCTGTAACAGCACCTGTACCAAGTCCAGCAGCAGCAATTGTTACTGTATCGTTAACAGCATAATTTGTACCACCTTGATTAATTGTTACACCAGTAACAAAACCGTTAGCGTCAATAACAACATCAACTCTTAATCCAGTACCAGCACCACCTGTAGGATCTACTGTGTGTGTACCATTCTGTGTACCTACTCCAGTATAAATGCCAGGAACAGCAGCTGTTACAACACCATCTCCTGGTTCGTTGAAAATATCAGCATTATTAAGTGGATTGGCTGGATCTTCTAAGATGACACCCAATTCATTTGTTGCGGAATCCCAAGAATAAATTCTTCCTTGCTTTCCACCAACAGTAGTGAATGCAGTATTTGCTGCTGTTGTAGCAGGAGCAGAAGCAAGAGTTGCAATCTGATCAGCACCGCGGTCAATAACAACAACTTTAAGTGCGTTACCCCATGTTCCTGCAGATCTTGCTGCGAATACTTCAGCACCGCCAACTCCAGCGATCCATTCTGAATCATTCTTAATTAATACTGCCGTACCATCCGATGTTGCATTCAGAACGCCTGATTCTGCACGAACAACTGCTAATGTACCACCATACCCAAGAAATTCAGAAGCAACTAACCAATCTTCTGCATTTGCTTCCTTTGGAGTACCGAACACTGAAACCATTTCCTTTAGACTTGAAACAGTTGTAATTTGTCCGATAGGCCCTTTTTGGAAGGTTGATGCAAAAGCTCCTGTTAGAGCTGAATCTCCTACAATAGTAGTATTGGTGAGATCACGTTCTCTTAGAACCACACCAGGCGAGACTTGACTTGCCATCTTTTATCTCCTTAGAAATTTCCGATTTTACCTAAAATTATTTATCCATTCTCTTATCTTCAGAGGGGAAACAATACACGAACATACTACCAGTCTGGATATGACCATTCAGGAAAACATTTTTTACTTTTTCTATTTTTAATTATTCTATCAATAGTACATGTCTTACATTCATATGAATATGCAGACGGTAAAGATCCTCTTTCTCTCCGAGTAAGATAAAAATCATTAATCAAATCTTTATTTCTTCCACAACTTCTACAAGTTCTTTCTTTAAAAATTAAATGCTCTAATAAAAATTGATCTTCTAAGTCCATCAATAATTCCACATATATGATACTTCTTCTTGTGTATCTCCATATTGCCAAACAGTTCCATCTCCATCAATAAATGTATCATCACCCATACCATCATCTACGAAACCAAATGGAGCCATATCCTGTTCAATTTGATTTCTCTGTTCGTCATAAATTCTTCGTCTGACATCTTGATCTGTCATCTCTCGGAAATACTCTTGCATAACTAACCATGCAAATAGTACCATACACATTACAAGGTCATCATGATATCCTTCATCTGCTTCCCATGCTTGTTTCTTCTGAATAAATGTGGTTAACTCTTGAAGAATTTCAAAATCTGTAAAAACTAATTTGTCATCTTCAACAATTGCTTTAAGATTAGAACAACCAATCTTCTTTACAGTCACACTCATCTTAACCCCAAGTTGAGTTTTCATACCAGAAAACCCCTGACCTACAACCTGCCCTGCTCTACCTCTCATAGCACACATGAGTACATTAGGATACTCAAGGTCATAGTTTAATGTTGCTGCTATACTATCTCCAATGTCATTTACTTCTACTAAAATATATGGATAATTATATTCTTTTGCTACCGAAAGGATGACCGAGGGAAACAGTATAGGCTTAATCTCATTATTTCTGTACTTTGCAACGATCTGATACGGCATAGTGGTGATATCAAACACGATGAAAGCAGAATAATCGCCACCGATTCCTCTGGCAACATCAACAGTAATAATATATTCGTGATCTTTTTCAGCTCTCTTATGGATGTCAAGTCCTGCATTACTAGTAATTGGATCAGAAAATGGAACGTTTTGTAACTTAGATGGAGCAATTAAAGTATCAGCAGATCCAAGAAAGTCGCATTCAAACTCTTGAGCGAACTGTCTCTTGGACGTGTTCTTCATCGTCTCCTCTTTCCATTTAGCATCTCTGCCTGGAACTTGAGACCAATGTACTTCATTCGTAATATATCCATTCTTACCATTCCTAGCATCTTCCCACATCTTATAGAAGTGGTTCATGCCATTGGGCGTAGAGATGATAATTACTTTCGTTGATTTACCAGAAGTAATAGTAGGATAAACAGAGGCAAAGAATTGCTCAGCAACGTGATTCGGGACGAATGCGAACTCGTCAAGAAAGAGGATATTGAAGGACATACCTCGGACAGCACTTGCAGACGTAGAAGCAGCCAATATCTTTGATCCATTTTCCAACTCCACATTACCTTTGTTCCATACCAATATACCATGCTGCATCCACTTAGGTAAATTCTCATATGCTAATTGTAACCTACCCAAGAGTTCCCTAGCAGTAGAAGCTTTGTTAGCAAGAATACCAATGTTAACGCTATCATAAAAAATAGCATAATATAAAAGGTAAGCAACTACTGTTGTAGACTTACCAGTCTGTCTAGGTAACTTGGCAATATTAAATCTATTTTCATGGAAATCCATTAAGATTTTCTTCTGAAAATCATACATATCAAAAGGTACAAGACCTTCATCCAAAGAAATAATTTTAATATAATTGCATGCGAAGTAGAGAGGATCCTCCTTACACCTGATCCATTCTTCTACCTGCTTTTTAGTAAATTGTATTTCTTGCCCAGCCTTCTTTAGGTTGGGGTTACCAAGATATACGTCAGTGGTGGATGCCATTAAAATTACTTCAATATTATTATTTAGAGCGTACCATGTGCTCTCCTAATTTCCCTCTATGCGAAAGTATATAATCTTGCCAATGTGTTGAAAATCAATCCCCAAATTAAAATTTTCTGAATTACTATCAATAACATATCATTAATCCTCCTTCAATGCATAATCAATAAAAAGAGGATGATCCCTTAAAACTGGGACATCCTCTTTTGAATGCTGTATTGCATCGTATGCTGATTCCGCATACTCACAAATTTCTAAATTATTTCTATTAAGGTCGTGATAACCTATAGTGTAATGAGACACGATTTATAGCCGTGGGCTCGCTTAAATTTCATAAGTATTTATTACAACATACCTATATTTTCAATCAACTTTTCTGCGTTTCCTAACCATAGAACACAACATCTTCAGTAATGCTTTAACTGCACTACCTTCAAGTTCTTCAAACATATACATGTTCAATCTAAATGCATAGTTTGCCTCTGCAATTAAAGCATTGATCTTAGATTGATC